AAGACGGTATAGCTTATCCCATCGGCACCCCACCTGTCTACCCCTGTCTCAGTCTCATCTCAGTATCACTTTCCCTGAGATCGATTCTCAGAACCAGTCTCATTCTCATTTCTGTCTCAGTATCACTTTGGGCGAATCTTGAGACAGTTGACTTTCGGCGTGTCAAGTTAAATCTTCAGGCTTCGCGAAGGCAAGAAACGCCCACTTGTCGCCTGGATTCGCGCGGTCGCACGGCACGTACGCGGCATCATCGTAATCACGCTCTTTCGGCTTCTGCCGCTTGAACAATTGGCCGTTCTCGATCTTCACGTTCGTGCCGTCGATCTTCATCGTGGCGAGTCCTTCGCCGTCGAGCACCCACTGACACTCAGGCTTTATCTGATTCGTCACTGGATGGCCCTTCACGGTTTCATCACGGACGAACATCGTCGGAATCTTCTGCACGTTCTCTCCCTTCGGCGCTCGGCGGAGGACTGGACCCCTCCGCTTGAAAAGTTTTCGGTGTGCTCGTCTCTCCGAGCTGTCACGCCTAGTTCTGGCGGCGTTCCCTCTCGCGGTGTTTCTGGTGTTACTTGATGTTGTGGCCGAGCACGCCGCGTTTCGCTCGCCCATCTGCACGGGCCTTCGTCCAGTGCAGCGTCTCTTCGAGCTTCGTCAACTGGATCGCGTTCTCACGGCATGAATACGGCCCTGCCTGAAAGCCGCGCAGTCGGTCGATGAGGATGCCAATCACGGCGGCTTCCGTCATGCCTGGCGTTGAGCCTTCGACGTTGCGCGGTCCTTTCTGGAACTGCACGACAGCAACGCTCGTGTCGCCGATAAACGCCTCGTATTTGTGCGCCGCGCCGCTGCCGTCTATTTCTGAGCTCCACGGACGTTCTCGACCACCAGCGGGATAAACCGCCCTGACGCTTCCTCCGCTTCGCGCCGAATGCGAAACTGCGCCTCAAAGAGCCGGATACCGAGTTCCGGTGGCGGCAGCGCCTTCGCCCGCTTCCACGGCATCGCGCGATAGCTGAACTCCTGGCAGGGCGACGAGCCGACAATCAACGCCGCATCCTTCAACTGTGAGCCGTGAATCGTGAGCACATCCTGAATGATCAACTCACCTGGATACCGTTCCTCGCCGTAGACATGCCGCTCGTTGTCAAAGCCCACGACGCGATAGCCCTCCATCAGCAACCCTTCCGTCCAGCCGCCGAGGCCGCAATACAAATCAATCGCAAGTGGTTTCATGTTCTGTCGGTCTGCGGCTCCAGCGGTAAGGCGTCCAGGCCGCCAGTTAGCGTTTCGTCGCTGTTGCGAGCGCAGCGGCAGACGGCATCCCGTAGCGTTTCCGCGATTCGAGCACGGATTCAACACCATGCGCGATGGCCTTCGCCAGAGACTTACCTTCGACGCTGTAGCCGCACAATCCATCGTCGCCGCAGTCCCACGAGTTCTCACCTTTGCCGCTGAATGGAACGCCGCCGTTCGGCACATCGACGTTCGTGTAGATCCGCGTCTTGGCAAACCATCGCGGACGCTTCCATGTCATGCGCTCGTGCTGCGCCGTCGCCGCGTAGTTGCCTTCAGGCATCGGAATCGCAATAGCGATCTTGTCGCTGAGTAGTTCGCGCTCGCATTTCGTGCGGCCGAGAATCAGATCATCGAAGTGGATGGACCCTTGCCGCCACCACTTGCACCAGGAATACGAACGGCTCCAACTCGCCATGTCTCCAACCCAGACCTTGTACCAGAAGGCCCAGTTATGGAAGTAGCAACCGATACTACGCGACTGGCCGCGATTAAAGTCCCACTGGAACAATTGGTCAGAGAACGCGCCTTCAATGGTCACATACAGCGTCAGCAGGAAGGGCACCGCGAAGCTGAATCCGAGATTACGCCCGCTGTCACCTCCGCCGAACGTCACGGACCATCCGCACTGACCGCACGGCACCGTCCATTCGATATTCAGCGAACCGAAACGCGAACCTTTACCGTACCAGTCGTTACGACGAAACCACACGCGGCCAGCCGACCAGTAGCGGTTCAGTGCCGTATCACGCCGCTTCTCGTTCAAGTCCTGATAATCCATTTTCATGTTCCCGGCGCTCCTTCAGGGGACGACCGACGTTGAAATCTGCGTGCTTGGATTCGGCTTCTCGACGCGGCTGATCTGAATCGCGTCCGGCTGTTCTAAGCCGTTCTCGCTGAACTGTAAATCCGCGACAGTCCGCAGAATGTTACCGGCGTGGTTGTTGTGCAGCCAGAACGTCACCGTACGATCGGCATACACGAAGGCGATTTTCCATTGCGGCACAACGTGAACCATCTGCGTTTTGTCTCCTTCAGGGGCCGCGAGCGGCCGGTTAGAGCATCAACCGCTGCATCAGATCGTGCACGTGTGAACAGGCGGAGGATACGTCTCACGTGGTGGTGCAACCAGATGCCGACGAACGGCGGTGCGTCGGCCGAGATTCAACGCGCCCTCCGGATCATTCGCTGAACTGCGCTGTGCCGAAAAGGACAGCGGCTCCGCCGTCTGATTTATTACACTGCCGTCCAGTGATTCATCGGCCGCTCACGGATCAGCAGCAGCTCGACGCCGCGACCAAGCGGATCGCACTTCTCGTTCAACGGTTCCATTCCCTTCTGACCCCGGAGGTTCCATGCCCCTCGACTTCTCCGCCCTCACGACCGAGATTACGCGCCTCGAAGGCCTCGTACCGTCCGTCGAAGCCGCGATCAAAACCCCGGTGAGCAATCCCGCGGACCAGGCCACGCTTGACGCCCTGACGGCCCGCGAGAAGGCCGCGAACGATGCCCTGACGGCGAGCCTGCCGCCCACGAGCTAGAACCATTCGCCCCAGCCAGACGAGGTGATCATCGATGACCGAGCACAAACCGCCGCACGTACCCAAGCCCGCGCCGCCGCCGCATCCAAACGATGCGCCGCCACATCCGACCCCACATCTCGTCGAGACGAAGTAACCCAGCCTGCAGGAGAAACCGCCATGTCGCCCATCGGACTGATTGTCGCCCTCATCGTCGTCCTGTTGGTGGCTGGCGCGTTTCTCGCCGTCGTCCGCGCCATTCTCAGCCTGCCCCCGTTTGCCAGTTTCGCGCCCTACTCGAATGTGATCTACGCCCTGATCGTGCTGCTCGTCGTGCTGATCTGCGTCTCGTACTTCTGGGGCGGCTTCGGAGAAACGGGCCCCTTCCTGCACTATCGCTGAAGCTCTTTCAGTTTCTCTTCGGCCTCCGCGACAGGCCAGAACTCCGCGAGCGCGTCCCCCGCGAGCTGCCGCAGCGAATCGGTAATCAGTCCCGCTGCGAGGCATGCCGCATCGCCGTGGCGCAACCAGATGCCGATAAACGGCGGCGCGTCGGGCTTGTGCGCCTCTCTGAACGTCCGCTGGCGTTCGTCGTCGCGCATCCATCGACCGTGGGCGAGCGCCCGCACAGATTTGGCTCTGCGCCAAGCTAAGCCGTCGTTCGTAGTTGGTGATAACCAGTTCGTCGGAGCTAACCATCGGCTTCCGTCGTACATCTGTCCAACCGCAGCGAGCGACGATCCGCCTTCCTTCCAGAATACGCGGTAGAGTCCCGGCGCAAGTTTGTTCGCAGCAACGCGGGTCATGCCCGAGTCCTCGGCCGTCCACCCTTCTTCCCGTTCTTCCGAGCGGCAATGGCCTTCTTCTTCGACTTAACGGCTCCATTAATACGCCCGACCGCCTGGCGCAGTTCACGGATCAGTCTCGCGTTATTCATTTTCGACTTAACGGCTCCATTAATACGCCCGACCGCCTGGCGCAGTTCACGGATCAGTCTCGCGTTATTCATTGCGGAGATACTAAACCCACAGGCTTGGTTATGTCAATAGGAAGCGAATGGATGGGTTCGAAAAAGTCACCCAGTTGACAGACTTCGAAGCCGTGGGACTGGCCTAAACCTCGCGGCCCTAAAAGCCGGAAAACATAGGAAATTTCGGGCCTACGCAGGGTTAGTCATAGGGACGATGTATACTGGCCTGATCTTGAAAGGGCGCACGCTATGACGACGAAGCAGCAGAATGACGGACCTGGCGGCGGCATCGAGGTACTTGCCTGCGGCGACGCGTCTGCTCTGCATGCAAGTGCGGGCGGACTCAATCTCGTCGCCATCGGAAATCTGCGGGTGATGATCAAGAACGACGGCAACCAGTGGGTCGCTCAGGGTCTTGAGATTGACTACGCAGTCGATGGCACGTCGCTGTCAGATGTGAAGAACGCTTTCGAGCAAGGGCTGAAGTTCACCATCGGTGAGCATCTTCGCATCTTCGGTGATTTCAGGCGGCTCCTGCGCCTCGCTCCTGCTGATGTGTGGGATGAGTTCTACGCGTGTGCGCTCAATGAGCAGTTCACGCATCAGAACGTCTCTCTCCATCAGATTCCGATGAATCTGGATTACTACGAAATGAAGGACGCGGCGTAGAACCGCTAGCAGACGGCGCTCTGAGAGCGGATGTCCTGCGGGCGCTGGCTGACGCCAACGTCGAAGTGTCGTCGCTCGACAACGAGTATTACCGTCTCGTCAAAGGCGATGCGCTACAGATCGTCCGAATCAGAGAAGCCGTCAGCCGTGGCAAGGCTGACGAGCTTGGGCGCTTGTTTGGCATTTCTATCGGGCGCTTCTTCCCGTCGTTGAAGGTCGTTTCGATAGACCGTTTGCCAGAGCAAATGCAGCTTCCGAAGAAGGCCAGTGGCGAAACCTCCTGAAGCCCCGTCTGGGTTTGGTTCGCTCCTGAAGCGTCTCGTGCGTGTGCCAAAGCGCGAGATCGAAGAGCAGGAACAGAAGTTCAGAGACGAACGGGACGCGGACGAATACAAAGGCCAGCGTCGGCCGATGGTCCCTGCCTCGCAGCCGCCCCGCCAGCACTAGCGATTCTCAAGTGCTTCCATAAGCGCTGCGCCAGCTCCCTTCAGATTCTCTAGCGGATTGTTCGCACAATACTGAGTGACCCACTTATCAATTCCGGCGCTATCGGTGTCTTTGAATCGATGACCTTCCCACCCGGCTCCTGAAATAAAGCCCTGAATCCAACTCAGCTCATTGGAATGGACAAACGAGAGACTGAGATCTGACGTCCACTGCCCGCAAGTTGACAGACTTCTCTAGGAGGCGTAATCTCTTGCGTGTTCAGGACGTTTCGGAGTGCGGGAGCCGGATTTGCAGCCCGGCCCCCCGTAGGTGGATGTTCGTGTGCGGTGGTAGGCAAATCATACCCCCACAAATCCTTCCTAGTCAAGCACAGCCCGCACACTTAAGCCCTCTTGAACCCGAAGCACTGACAGGGACAACCGGCCGGGGTGTTTTGGAGCAGACAAGCGCCTAAAATCCGGGGCTGCATGGGCGCAGCGTGGAACCAGATGGTCCGAGCGCGCAGGGGATGACGTTTCGCGTCAACGAGAGTCGGATCTGATTGCAGCGTGCGATAACGCGACTGCGATGCCTAGATGGCGACGGCGAGGGGTATGCCGAATCGTCTGAAGGCTCTGTGTTCCTTGTAACAATGGGGAACCTCTGCCTTCGGCTCAGGCTCAGGGCAGCCCTCATACCCAACGGATGCACCGAGGTAAGACAAATGCTTCTATTAGAGAAGCGAACCTGTAAGAAGTGCCATCGCGAACTAAAAAAGGCTCGATGGAGACGGTTCAAGAACGGCACGTTTCATCTCGTGAAGTGGTGTCAGACGTGCGAACGCTTCTGGGGAAATCCGATACCTCCCACGAGAGCAGCGGAGTTCGGAGCGGAAGATCGGGAAGTTGCTATTCGTCGCCTCACTGTTCAACACGATCAGACATGGGGATTATTTACAGACTAATGGATTGCCAACATAAACCGCGGTGTCCAGACTCGGCGCAACGCTGGCAGTGCCAGAAGCGCACCGAAATAGAAACGGGAATGTTTCGCGGCATCATTGAGCGCGACAGCGGCGAACATCTCCTGAAATCCTACGGTCTGCCGATACGACCACAGAGCGCGACGGAGCGGTACAATCGCGAACAACGCCGCGTCGAGAAAGGACTGCTGTTTTGAGGCAATGGGTCTTCGTGAAGTCGCAGGAACGCTGTGGTGCATGCGGCGAGCTGATTCCTGAAGGCACGGCCGCGCAGGAAATCCTGTTGCACGGCGTGAAACGGAAGCGCTATCGCGGCGAGTGCTGCGCAGGTGCGGCCCCGCCGAATCTTCCCGCCTCGCCCGTGCTCTCGCCAGTCCTGAAACTCGATCTTTCTCGGATTGAGGCGCTGATTCCCAACCGGACACGCGGTGCGCTAAAATCGATGGCGCGTGAGCACCTTCCGGCTGAACCTGAATCTACGCTTCCCGCATCGCTGCCCCGGTCTGATGTGCGCGATCTACGCGTGGCTCGCCAAACCCCGATAGCGGATTCCTGGTCCCCGCATCGCAATGACTGACCGCGAACGAAAAAAGCAAATCGACAAGTGGACCGCCGCTGGCGTGAAGCACGCGATGTGGTGCACGGTCGTCGGATGTCCATGTCGCTGGCATCCCGTGAGTGCAGAGAGCGATAATGCCTCGTGGGCGGCGGCAGAAGATCACCGCGTCTATAAGGCGGCGCATCGCAATGACTGACCAACCCGAAAACACCGAATGGATCGAAACGCCGTGCGAGTGGCGCTGTCACGCCTGCGATAAAGGCGGTTATGTCGTGGTGATGGCGCGGCCGACTGAACTCCCGCTAGACGCGGCGTATCGGCATCAGGAAGAAACCAAGCAGCGGTGCATCGCGGGCTGCGCGTATCATGTCGAATTCGTTCCGCCGAAAGGCGCTGCTGCACGCAATGACTGAGCCCCGCCCGCTACCGACCGCGAAACCTGAAGACTTTGCGCTGGGCGATGTCTGCACGCTCGGAGATTCGCCCACGCAATGGGTTGTCGTGGAAATGATTGAGCAGAAAGACGAGAACGGTGAAAAATACGTCGCAGCGCGATTCGCGCAGGCCGACACCGATGAAGGGCGACGGGTATTAGCCGCTGTGCGTGAACGCGCCGCGCGGAATCAGCGCATCACCAACTCGTTTCGGGTAAGATAGCCGCCATGAGTTGCTTTCCCACAGGGCGATTTGGCTACTTCATGGCGAACTGTCGATGGGCCACACCAAAGGAACAAGCGGCGAACCGTGAGGCGCGATGCCGTTAGATTTTCGCGGACCTCACGCGGAGTTCATGGCGGATGAGCATCCAGAACTAGATCTCGAAGGGGCGCGTTACTCAGGAAAAACATGGGCAGTTAGCGCGAAAGTTGGCCGTTCCTGCACAAAGTATCCCGGCATCGAATGGCTGATCGGGCGTTTCTCGAATGAAGAGACGCGAACGAAGGTGCGACCAGAGTTTGTGCGCGTTGTTGGTAAAGACCAGGGAATCTCACTGGAATGGGACGACGAAGCGAGCTGTTACCTCTTCCCGGAAGTTAGCGGGATGCGCTCTAAGGTCTACTCGTACGGGCTAAAATCTCAGAGCATCGTGGAAGCACTCTCGAAAGTGCGCGGCCTCGGAGTAGCCTGTATCGCCAACGACCAGACAGAAGAAATTCCGCAAGCCGTATCCGAAGAACTGCGCTTTGGAACGCGCCAACCTGGCTACCCACATCAACTTATTTTTTCTCCGAACCCTCCGTCAGAAGATCACTTTCTCGCGGATCAGTTCCCAGAAGAAAATCCGATGCCGCATCGCGTGTATCGGCGCGTCTCGCTCTACGACAATGCTCACAATCTCGCGGAAGGCAAGATCGCGGAGCTTGAGGCCCTATATCCGCCCACTCACGCTAAATATAAATCCCTGATTCTTGGAATGCGCGGCCCGAACGTCGTCGGCGTGCCGGTCTATGACGGGCTGTTCACGCGAGCGCAGCACATTGGTGAAGTGAAGTACGCGAAACAGAATCTCTTTCTCGAAGCGATTCACTCCGGCCAGCATCATCCGATCTGGGTCTGCGCGCAGTTCTCGCCCGCCGGAGGTTTGGAATTACTCGGCGGCATCATGGGCAAGCGGATGATGCTGGAAGATTTCCTGCCCCTCGTTTCGCGCTATCGGCTGGAATGGTTCGATCCCGATGATTCCATGATTCGGCTGTGCAGTGATCCCCCGCCGAGCGCCGATGATGTCTCGAATCGGTTCACGTCGCTGGACATCCTGCGCGATGCCGGATTGAAGCCGCGCTCGAAAGCGAACGCCACAGCGCCTGACGTACGCGAGGCGGTGATTCAGAATCTTGCGACGATGATGCGGCGTTACCACGGGTTCAAAGTGAACAGCGACGCGGCCAAGTGGCTCACCGTCAGTCGCGACGTGACGAAGCAATCTAAGTCGATGGTCGATTCGTTAGAGGGCTCGTATGTCTGGGACGAGCATTTCGTCAGCGTCTCGAACAAGATCGTTCGTAAGCCGAAGTCTGACCAGTGGCTGGATGGCTGGATGCGCTGCCTCGAAAACATCGCGCTGAACTTCTGCACCGTCAAGACACCAAACCCTAGTCACCGCCAAACGCCACGCCTCGGCTTCTCGCCATCCGACCGGAATAGCTGGCTCGGCTCCTAAAATCGCCGTAACTGAGGCAAATTATTGACGGGTCGATTTTGGCTATATGAGACGATCTCTCACCCGACCGTTACCGGACTAGCCAAATCTGATTTAGACGCGCTATATTCAATCCTCGTCGATTCTAGAGGCATCGAAAATAGGCGAAAATAGGGTCAGATTTAACACGAAATGGTATTGACTTTTCGTGTTTGTGTTACACTTTCTGCCCATGCCGTCAGTTTCCAAGTCGAAGCAGCATCGCAAGTCGAAGCAGCATCGCCTAGTTGGCCCCGAAGAAGCCTCTTATGTCGCTGGGTTTTTCGATTCCCTTATCTACGAGTCAAAAAGCGCCAAGCAGAGGTTGGACTCGCCTTTCTGGATCTCGGTTTGTCTCGACTCACATTCACCGCGCGTGGGAAAACGTGGCCGCGGCGCATTCAACATCCTGACGATGTGGCCGAGCGCGAAATTCTAAAGCAGGAAATGAACCGCTTAAACCAGCGAGGATTGAAAATTGCCTAGCGTTTCAAGAGCGCGGCAGCACTTATTTCAAGCCGCCGAGCATGGCGCGAAGTTCGCAGCCGCTGAGAAGATCCGCGAGTCCATGTCCCACGCCCAGATGCACGATTTCGCCGTGGGGTCCGAAAAAGGCAAGCCGGAACACGTCACCAAATCCCACGAAAAAAGCGCCCGCATGAAACTCCACGGTCACGCCCTGCGCCACGGTCATGGCGGTGGACGCGGGGAAGCCTATGTCGATGGCGCGATGGCGCAGCGGGGCGGGCAGCATAAGCAGACCGGAGAGCATCACGGCGCGCTGGTGCATACGGCCTCTGGACATGGCTGGAATGGGCCCCACGCGGAAGCCTACGCCGCAGGCGCGGAAAACGAAGGCGCAGGGATGCATGGCGAGGAGTCTGACGCCGCGTGATCTGTCCGAGCTGTGCGGAAGAGATGGAACCCGTTGGGACGGACATCGTGCCACCACTCGCCATCTGTCCTAATTGCGAACGGTCAATTGTGCTCATCGATGGGACGGCACGTCTTGCGAATGCGGACGATACCAATGGTCTCACGCCGGATCAGTCGCTGGCGCTGAAGAAACTCAAGACCAAGACACGCGCGGATCGATTGGCTTATTATAAGCAGCATCACGCCTAATGCCGCCAGCGCTGACCTCCCAACTCCTCGGAGAAAGTGATCCTCCGCCCACTGGGCAGCTCTTTCAATTTCTTCAAGTGAACGGATTCGTCTATCGCTGCAACACCGCGACCGGCGACATGTGGCGATTGGAAGCGCACGTGACTGATAAAAAGGCGCAAGTGTGGAAGCTCGTGCAAGAACTCACGGACACCGCGCACTGATGGCGCGCAAGAAACCCGACAGCTCTGGCAAGCTGCAATTCAAAGATAGCGAATTTCTTCAGATCGCGCGTGGCCGTTTCAAGTTCGCAGACGAAGCGGATACCGATCAGCGCCAGCGCGAGCGTGATGATCTCGCGTTCTATGCCGGTGATCAGTGGCCGTCCGATATTTACCTCGCGCGACAGGGACAACAGCCCGTCAACGGGATGGCCGCCGTCCCCTCGCGTCCGACGCTCGTCATCGACAATCTGCGCGAACCTGTTTCGCAAGTTATCAACGAAGGCGCAAGTTCTGACCTCGGGATTGAGATCACGGCCGCCGAAGACTTCGGCGATCTCGGCGTGATGCCAGATGCTGCGGAAATCAAGGTCCGGGAAGGATTAACGCGAAAGATTCAGCGCGAGTCACAAGCGCGTGATGCGCGGCTCTGGGCCTTTGATCGCGCCGTGAAAGCGGGACGCGGCTACTATCAGATTCTGACGCGTTACCTACCGGGCAAAACATTCGACCAAGAACTCTACATCCATCGCATTTACAACCAGTCATCAGTGTTGCTTGATCCGTCGCACGAAGAACCGGACGGTAGTGATGCGAAGTGGGGGTTTGTCTGCGTCGATATGCTCTGGGAAGACTACAAGGCGAAATTCCCTAAAGCTGCCAATGGCAAAGCGAACTGGATTGCCTCTGCCACACTGAGTGATCAGGACTGGGACATCTTGGGCGATCAGTATCCGAAATGGTTCAAGCGCGCGGAGTCGTCGAAAGCGACCAGCACCTCCTCGCGCGTCGATCAGGATACGCGTGCCGTACGCGTCGTCGATTACTGGTACACCGTCCAAGAATCGAACACGCTGTGTCTGCTCGCGGATGGTCGGAACCTCTGGGATGCGGATGTACCGTCTGGATATCCGCGTCTTGAAGGCGATGAGGACCTGACGCCCGACGACTTCGCCGCGCTCGATCCCAACACCGTCGTGGATGCGCGCCCGGTCATGACGCAGAAAATTAAGTGGGCCAAGATCGACGGCGCGCAAGTCCTCGAAGAAACCAACTGGGACGGTCCAGATCTGCCGATCATTAAAGTCGTCGGTGAAGAACTGCAGCCCTACGACGGTGAACGGCGTTCAGAGGGTATGGTCCGTCCATCGCGTGATTCCCAAAAGGGCCTGAACTACATGATCTCGAAGCAAGTCGAGATGGTGGGGCTCACGCCGCTCACGCCGCTCATTGGCGATCCGGACGCGACGGAAGGCTATCCCGAATGGGACCTGCTGAATACGCGCGTCGTGCCGATGGCGCGCTATCGCAGCTATGATGATCAGGGACGTCCGTTGAAAGAACCGCATCGACCGAATGCGGACCCGAACCTGTTGCCGATCTCACAGTCGATTGCGCTGTTCTCTGCGCAGGTAGAAAAGCAAACGCGGGTCCCAGCCGCTCGCCTCGGCGATATCGATCCGGTTACACGCAGCGGAAAGGCGCTGGATCGGCTCACGTCGAACTCAAAGAACAGCACGAGTGGATTTATGAGCAACCTCGTCCGCTCCGTGCGGTATGAGGGGCAGATCTTGAATAACTTGCTGTATCCGATCTACGGGACTCGCCCCGGGCGACTCGTGCGGATCATGACCGGCAAGGGCGAGAGTCAACTCATCGCGATTCATGACAATCCACAGCAGGCCACGCCGCAAGAAATCGCCCTTCTACAGAAAGCGGCATCTGTTGCCAAGTTAACGCCAGATGCGACCTTCAACATCAACATCAAAGTGACGCGCGACTACGATACGCGGAAGATGGAAGAATCGCAGCAGATAGGCGAGCTGCTCTCCGCCGACCCGCAGTTACTGACATGGTTTGGCGATCTCTGGTTTGGCAATATGGACGGTCCAGGCCACGAAGAACTTGCCGATCGTACGAAAGCGATGCTAGCTCCGCCGATTCAGGCGCTGCTCGCCGCGAAAGCGCAGGGCCAAGCCCCGCCCTCGCCACGTGAACAGCAGTTGCAGCAGCAACTGCAGCACGTCAGCGGACAGTTGCAGCAGGCGACACAGATCATCCAGACGAAGCAGATTGAGACGCAGGCGAAGGGCGAGATCGATCTGCAGAAAACGCATCTACAAGAGACGTATGAGATGGAACGTAACCGCGCTGACAACGAGACGAAAATCGCTGTAGCTGAACTGGGCGCGAAGGTGGATCGTCTCGCGCTGTTCATGGAAGAACGTGGACGACTTGGTCTGCAGGTCAGCGATGCGAACGAAGCCGACGCGCAGCGACAGCATGAGGTCGGTATGGCTGGCGCGCAAGCGGGGATGGATCAGCAGGCACAGGCAGCACAGCAACTACATGAACAACAGCAGGCCGCAACCGCTGCAGCGCAACCGGCGCAGAATGGATCTGGCGCATGACCACGAATGGAACGATGCCTCACGACACCACTGAGGCGCGGGAGCACGTACTGATCTCGAAAGCCTCGTCGCGCCGTGAATTGTCAAAGCTGATCGTCACGGAGATCATTCCAGAACTTCAGCGACTCGGCCAGAACGAGTCGGTGACGCAAAACGTCTGCAAGGGTCTCATTGCTGCCCTTGACGCGATCAAGACACAGATGGAAGTCGATGCCAAGCGACTGAGCGCGCTTGAAGATCATCTCGGCCTACCCGTAAAAGAGGACGCATGAGCGAAGAGATTGGCGGCATTGTCGAAGCGCCCCTAGAAGCCTCAGAAGTTATTGAAGTTGCCCCCGCTGAATCCATCGCGGATCATGCCGCGCAATACGATCCGAAGCGCCAAGCCGAGCGCGATGCCGCCGAACTGGCACCCGTAGAAGCGCCAGTCGCATCGACCGCTGCACTAGCGAAGCCTGTCGCCCAGCCGCCGCGTCACCGTGCGGCGAAGGACCGCGCCACCGCCGCTGATGCGCCACGGATTCAGGAACTCAATCGCAAACTGAAAGAGCGCGATGATGAACTGGCACGTCTCAGATCTCAGCCTGTTCAATCGACCACGCCGCAGCCGCCCGCTCAACAGGCACAGCCGCAGCCGCGAGCGCAGCAGCCCGAACGGCGTTGGTTAGCCGACAAGAGCGATCCAGAACCGCAGGAGAAGAACTTCGGCGGCGATCCGATGAAGTATCTGGATGCCCGCTATGAATGGCTGGCGCGAGGGGTGAACCGCTACGACCGCCATGAAGCCGCGCAGCAGCAACAGACGCTCCAGCGGTCGCAGTCATGGGCGCAACGCGTCGAGAAAGCGATCGACAAATATCAGGATTATGCGGCCGTGGCGTTTGGGCCCACCACGATCCCGTCTGGTTCGCCGATGGACCAATTTATTGACGCAGATGACAACGGCGCGGAAGTGCTGTATTATCTGCAATCGAATCCAGCAGAACGCGATGCGGTTTTGCGGCTTCCGGTGATTCAGCAAATGAAGCACCTTGCGTTGCTCTCGCAACGGTACGACACAGCATCCGCACCCTCGGCGCAGGCCGGTAATACTGGATCGGTCGCCCGAGCGAATCTTCGTATCATGCCTTCACGCCCGCCTAATCCAGTGCGGACAGGGGCTCAGAGCGCGAGTGGTGGTCCACCGCCTACTGATGGCTCGCTGTCTATCACTGATCACGAAAAGCAATTCGGATCAGCACTTCGTAGACGCCGCTAGTCGGTACGTCGGTTTGCTCCCGCCGCGACTCTTTGGGTCGCAAGTTGGAACGATCGTGGTCTGAAGCAGGAATTGGCCTACTTTGCCGGAATCATTGACGGCGAAGGCTGCTTTGCGATGCATCGACATCGAAAGCATATCTGCTCCACGCAGTTGCAGGTCGGAAATACCGATCCGCAGCTTATGCAGTGGATTCAGAGTCGATTCGGTGGCTCAGTGAACTTAGAGCAACGGCGGAATGTTAAGCACCAAGACGTATGGCGCTGGCTTGCTGCCGCTACGGATCTCGATCGTATTCTGCGTAGTCTCATCCCATATCTGATCGTCAAGAAGCGGCAGGCTGAACTCTTTCTTGCCTACCGCGCGACGTTAAATGCAGTGGCAAATGTAAGCCACAGCACGATGCGTAAAAGCGATGAGGTAAAGGCGCGACGGGGACAGATTCACTCAGAACTTGCGGCTCTTAAACGTCCTGTAAAACAGGCGGTTAACTCTTAGGAGCCACAGTCATGTCAGCACCGAATATCTTCATAACTCCAAACTGGGTTTCGACAGACGTCGCGATGTTCTGGAACAACAACATCAAGGCGCTGAATCTGTCGGAAATGACCTACGGGTCAGAGTGGAAGAATAAGCCGGACGGCGCGCAGATCGGCTACTCGGTCCAGCAGCGCATTCCGCAGCGCTTCCGCGTCCTGCGCGGGCAGGCGCTGCAGCAGCAGCCGATTCTCAATCAGACCGTCCCGATCTCGCTGACCGATCAGTTGCAGGTCGCGATGGGCTGGTCATCTTCCGACGATGCGGTGGATGTCGAAGAGGTGCAGGAACGCTACGACAAACCCGCTGGGATCGCAATGGCGAATGAGTGCGATCGCTTCGCGGTGGACCAGTGGTACAAGTCGGTCTACTTCTCGATCGGCGCACCCGGCGCTGGCCCGATCAGCAGCAACGATGTCTGGACGGACGGCGTGGCGCTTCTTCGCGCGTTCGGCGTGCCGGACCAACTACTGGGCGTCACGGACCCGAAGCAGCAGAGCCGCCTCGTGTCGAGCAACCTATCGCTGTTCAATCCGCAGTCGCAGATCGGCAACATCTTCAAGCGGGGTCTGTTCGGCGAAGGCGCGCTCGGCGTGGAAGAGTGGGCATGGGATTCCAACATGCCGACGTTCACGACCGGCTACTTTAGCGCGTCTACCCCTGTGATCAGTGGAGCGACCCAGAGCGGTTCGTCGCTGGCGATTTCTGGTCTGGGCACCTACTCGTTCGTCGTGGGCGATATCTTCACGATTGACGGCGTCTATGGGGTGAACCCGATCAGCTACGTCAACACGACGATCCTTCAGCAGTTCACTGTCACGGCCGCCGTCGCGGGTTCGTCCACGGCTACCCTGACGATCTCACCCTCGATCATCGCGGATACCACCTCTCAGCTTCAGACGGTCAACGCGCTGCCTGCGAACAGCGCGGCATTGACTTTCTACGGCGCGACGGGCACGGTCAACGCGACTATGGGCAATACGGCGGGCACGGCAGGTATTCAGTCGAAGCAGTCGATCATTGCCAATCCTGCGGCGTTCGCATTTGTCTCGGCGGATCTGCCAGTCAAACTCGCTGGCGCGGTCGCGGGGCGCACGCCTGGAGCCAAGACGGATCGCGTCTCGATCAGGTATGTTGACCAATATAACATCCAGACAGACCAAATGCCGAGAAGGATGGATTGCCTTGTTGGCGCGGCTCCAATTCTTCCGTACTTCGCGCTTCGCGCGTGGCAGTAAAGAGAGAGGATTCCAATGGCACTCACTACAACGACTCTTTCGGGCGCGTCCAATGCGGCGGATGAATTCATCAACGTAACATCAGCAACGAGCTTCGCTGCCAATCAGTACGTCAAGTGCGGCGAAGAACAGATGCAGATTTTCCAGACATATCTCTCTGGCACGGTCGTTCCCGTCCGTCGAGGCGTGAACGGCACGTTCCCAGAAGATCATCCGTCTGGCGCGAATGTCATCACAGGCGTGGCGTCTGACTTTTCTGGTCCGAATGCCACGGTGGTGAGCTCGTATCCACTGGCCGGTCGTCGCCGCAGGCTGCTGGAATATGCCGCGTCTGGCGCGCTCACGCTCCCCGTCGGCGCGGAAGACATGGTGGCGAATTTGATCGGCACGTCGGTGCTGGCGATGACGGTCCCCGTTCCGACGAAGGACAATGACGGCTGTCTCCTGTATATCTCGTCCAACGGCGTGGCCGCGCACACGGTGACGTTCACGGGCGGTCTGTCAGGCGCAGGTACGTCTTACGACGTGCTCACGATCAACGCGTCAGCGCCAGTCACCCTCGGACCGTTCATGGCGGTGAATGGACTGTGGCAGGGTTGTGTGGCGGTGCCGATGGCTGGCACGGTCAGCAACATCACGGCGACCGTCGGTTAATCAAGGAGAACTTGAATGCTCGGAGAACATCCAGCGATCGACATTCCGCAGTCCACGGCCTACGCCAAGGAAATGCGGCGACATGAAGCCCTGCATACCCGCTACGGTGGCCCCGGCCGTCCGTACGTGTATGCCGAATACCCGAAGTTGCTCTACAAATGCGAACACGTCGCGGGCAAAGGTATCCAAGTCGTGGATAAGCACGAAGTCAGCGATGAGGATCAGGAACGCAATCTGAACTCACGGGGGTTCTATCCGCTCAAGGAATCCTACGAACGCGCAGAAAAGCAGCAGACCGAATTTGGTCGGCTGGCGGCTGAGCGTGAGTTTGAAATTCAGCATGGGCGTATCAGCGCGAAGGCGGCTGATGAAGTCCGTGTCGCGGAAGAAGCGCACGGCTCGATGCACATGCCGGTTGTTCCGGAAGGCCCCAAGAAGCGCGGTCGCAAGCCGCGTAGTCAGGCGTAATCGTTTCGTTCACCATGCAGGAGCGGGCGCAACGGCTCGCTCCTGTCCTCGGTCTGTTTGACCGTTGCATGGAGATTAGTTCATGTCCGCACAGATTCCGATCACTGGTGGTGGGGCGTTTACCAACGCTAATATCAGCAACATTAACTCGAACTTCTCGACGCTGTTTGCCGGGTTCACTCCTGGGAACATCATCTATCTGAATCCCAGCGCCACCAGTAACGCGCAGGCGCAGGACGGTAGCGCACAGCATCCCTACACGGATCTCTCGACGGCCTACGGCAAGGCGCGCAATGGTATGAACGACGTGATCCTGATCGTTGGGAACGGCGCGGCCAGCGGGTCCGTTCGCATTAGCGCGACATTCACGTGGGCGAAGGATGCCACGCATCTGATCGGGATTACGCCCCCTGTGTTCTACTCGCAGCGCGCCCGTATTGCGCCGCCAACGACGGCGACGGCGTTTGCCAACTTCTTCGTCGTGTCCTCCAATGGTTGCACGTTCCAGAACATCCAGTTCTATCAGGGGTTCGCGACTGGTACTACCGCGCAGATTTGCATGAACGTGACGGGCCAGCGGAACTACTTCAAGAACTGCCAGTTAGCCGGGATGAACGACACCGCCTCAGCGACGGATACGGGCTCACGCAATCTCAAGATAGGCGCGGCTGGTTCTGGCGAGAATGTGTTTGAAGATTGCGTTGTTGGCGATGACACCACGCCCCGCACGGTCGCGAATGCCAGCGTGGAGTTTGCGGGCGGTACTCCTCGCAACGTGTTCCGTCGCTGCTACTTTCCCTTCTACAACACGGCGAACGGTGTCCTCGGCATTCTTGGCACGGGCGCGGCATGCGTGGACCGGGAGAATATCTTCGATAGCTGTCTGTTCGTGAACTCGATCAAGTCTGGTTCTGGCACGGCGGCGACGGCGCTTCTGAGCTTCACGAACAGCGCACCGGGTGGGCTGATCGTGTTCAAGGGCTGTATGTCGATCGGATTCACGAAGTTCGGTGATACGAACGGACTGGCGAACAGTTATATCGATATGTCTGCAGTATCTGGGTCGGCCGGTGGCCTCGCCGTTAACCCGTCGTAATCGTGATGCGATTGCGCGAAGGGCTTAATATGCCATTCGCGCCGAGTCTCTGCCTATGCCTGCTACGACATTCACGACAATCGGCCAAAACGCCTTCGCGTTGCTGAATGTCTTTTTGCCCGGCGAAGCGATGGGGAACGCCGACGCGAATTATGCGCGTGGCGCAACCAATCGCATGCTCAGCGGATGGGCGCAGCGCGATCAATTCATTCCGGTCATCAGTCGTAATCGCTTCTCACTCGTCGCGAATCAAGGCGGTCCTGATAATCCCTACACCATCGGGCCCGGCGGGGATTTCGATATCACGCGTCCGCAGAACCAGAACAGCATCACGGCGGCAAATCTGATTCTCACGACGACATCGCCTGAAGTGCGCGTGCCTCTCGGCATTTACACCGATCAGAGCTATGACGCGAACAAACTGCCGAGCATGAGCAATACTCAGCCGACTGGGTTGTACTACAACCCGACGTATGCGAATGATCTCGGATCGATCTATCTCTGGCCGGTGCCGACTGTCAACTACAACGATTTGGAGCTATTTCTTACAGATGCCATCGCGCCATTTGCGGATCTGACGACGAACTATTACTTGCCAGATGGTGGGGAAGACGTTATCACGTATCAGCTCTCGCTACGGCTGCAAGGGCCGTACGGAAAAACGCTGAATCCTGAAGACAAGCGGATCGCCAAAGAAGTGCTCGGTGTGTTCAAGCGCAGCAACGCCAAGATGAGTGATCTGGCGAACGACGCGTATGTATTCACGTATGGGCGGCGCACGCTCTACAACATCCAGACAGGTGAATAGTCCATGCGAGTGAATCCAGGCCAGCCGATCACGGCGAATCAGTTTCTCGATGTCAGTGCCGATGAAACCTACGGACAGTGGATCGATGTGCGCGGCTGCACGGCGGTGACGTTCTACGTGCTCGGCAAGGGCACGACGTCGAGCGGCGTGATTACCTTTGAGGAGACCGCGCCGAAAGATTTCTCTGTCTTTCCTTTCCTTCCCAGCGCGCCTGTAGACGTTGGCAACTATCCGTCGATCACGACGCTGAACGCATCGGTCGTGAGTGCCGGTCTTCAGCAGGCGGTGCATTTGCAGATTGCGGCCTACGCGTTTGTTCGTGCGCGCATTTCAACCGCGATCGGTGGCGGCGGAACGATCTCCTGCGGCGTGGTGGCCTACTAATGCCTACCTCGATATTCATGCCCGCTGGAAACGTTGTCGGCCCTGCCTCCTCAACCGATAGCGGCTTCGCGCAGTATGACGGAGCCACGGGAAAACTGATCAAGAACCACGCGGCGACGGTCGCGATCGGATCGGAAGTCTCCGGGCTTGGGTCCAACGTGGCGACATTTCTCGGGACGCCCACATCGGCCAATCTGATCGCGGCCTTGACGGACGAAACAGGCACAGGGGCCGCAGTATTCGCGAATACGCCCACGCTCGTCACGCCCGTGCTCGGTGCAGCGACGGGCACTTCAATCAATCTGTCTGGCAATGTGCGCGGCGCGTCCTTCAATGTCGGCGCAACGGCTGGCGTGGATGCCTCTATTGTCATTCCAGCCGTGGCCACGATCACGGTCTCGAAGGGCATCATCGTCGGAGTGGCTTAGTCGTCATGTTGCTCAAGGCGTTTATCGGAGGCTTCTACCAAACACGTTCGCCCTATGCGGGTATTGATAAGGCGGTCAATATATTCACCGAGAAGCGCTTGGTCGAAGGCTCACCCGTCGATGACTGGATCTACGGTACGCCGGGGCAGAAATTCAACGCGACGTTGCCCACTGGGCCGTGTCGCGGATGGTTCTCTCAGGATGGACAGACATGGGTCGTGGGCGGAGGGGTGCTGTACGAACAGACCGACGCCGTGACCTACGTGTCCCGTGGGCCGATTCCGGACGATGGACAACTCGTCACGTTTGCATCCAATGGGGAAGGCGGCGAGCAGCTCGCGGTCTGCGGCGGTGGACAAGTCAACGTGCTGGACCTCTTGACGAACGTGCTGACGACCGCCGTTCTTCCATTTAGTAACCCTGTAATGATCGTCTTTCAGGACGGTTACGGGCTCGTGAACGAACGCGATACGCCGAAGACGTGGTTTTGCGCACTGGAAGATTTCACGTCATGGGATGGCTTGGATTTCTTTGCGCGGTCGGTCCAGAGCGATAACACGATCGGGATGGCGGTGACGCGCGATCGTCTCTTTGTTATTGGATCGAAAACCACGACGCAGTACTACGATTCTGGCGATGCGGATAACCCGTGGGCTCCGTATCCTGGCACGACGATCCAAGTTGGCGGTGTCACGTGGACCGCCATTACGGTCTATAACGACGTGGTGCGGATGCTGGCGCGGAGCCCGAAAGGCGAGCCGCGTGTCGTGCAGTTCCGAGCGGATGCAGTGGTGCAGATCATTAGCCCCCCGCCGATTGTAGACGTGCTGGCCGCGTGTGCGACTTTAGACGATGTGGAAGCGATGGTGTATGAACAAGCGAACCATCCATTCTTCGTCATCACGTGTCCATCGTCCCCTGATGAAATTCAGACGTATCACTGCGATCTCTCAGAGCAAAACATGTGGGCGGCGCGAGCGGGATTCGACGTCACGACAGGGGCCTATACGCGATGGCGCGCGAGAGGCACGACTGCGACAAACCAGCAAGTCTATGTGGGCGATTACGAAACGGGCGATCTCTACACGCTGGATTTAAACACCTACACGGATAACGGCGGGATATTGAAGCGGGAACGAATCGCGCCGCTGCTCTCCGGTGACCCGCAGTGGGTCTACATCCGCCAAGCGCAGCTGATCGCGCAAGTCGGCGTGGGGTTGGCGACTGGCAACGTCGAAGATACGGACCCGCAGGTGGAGCTCCTGATTAGTCGAGATGCGGCCCAGACGTGGGTATCGGTGGGCGCGGCGCGGCTCGGTAAAATTGGGGAATACGTCACGCGCGTGATCTGGCGCAATCTCGGGCGCTTCCGGGCAGACTTGGCCGCGATTCGTCTCGTGCAGACAGCGGCCGTGCGCTGTGCGTGGGGACCAGTGGCGCTCACGACGGAAAATGGATCAGGCCAACTCTAAATGGCGATTCTTCCGATTCCGTCATCGTCGGTCACGCTGATTGATCCAGTCACTGGGGGTATTAGTGTCCAGTGGCAGAACTTCTTTCAATCGCTTGGGACCATCACGGGGACATATGCGCCGACCGATGCGCGGTACTGGGTCAGCACGTCCGATAGCAGTCTGACGAACGAACAGAACCTCGGCTCGCTGACGACGGGCTACATGAAACTAACGGTGGCCGCTGGGATAGCTACGCCGTCCACCGTCACGACGATTCCTGGCGGAGACATCACTGGCGCGGCGCTCACGAAGGCGGATGATACCAACGTCACGTTGACGCTCGGCGGGACACCAGCATCGGCCCTGTTGAAGGCGGCCAGCCTCACGTTAGGCTGGACAGGAACGTTAGCGGTGGCTCGTGGTGGTATTGGTGTCGGCACGCTGGCCGCGCATGGGGTGCTTGTTGGGAACGGCACGAGTGCGGTTAGTGTCACTGGAACCGGCACATCTGGACAAGTGCTGATATCGAACGGCGCGAGTGCCGATCCGACATTTCAGACGTTTACGGGCACCTCGTTTGCCGTGTATTCCGCTAAGCCGACAAATCCGACTGGCACGTCTTCTGGATCGGCAGTAATGATGGGACTGGCCGGATCGATCACGCCTGCGGTGACCGGTCGTCTCGTGATCACGATGAACGGCAACTACGCGAATAACACGCTTGGGGGCGGGACGTTCATTCAACTGCGTTATGGCACCGGATCGGCTCCGACGAACGGAGCCGCCGCCACGGGCACGACGCTGGGGGCAGAAATCTCGAATTCGCAGGATGTGGCGAACGATAACAACGTATTTTCGCTCACGGGCTTAGTGACGGGCTTGTCTGTGGGGACGGCCTATTGGCTGGATCTTGGTTTGCGCGTGAGTACGGGGGCGTCGAATATGACGAACATCACGATTACGGCGTTTGAGATTTAACGGATGACGAATGAGCCGAAGGCGCTCGCACAGCAGTACAAGACGATACATAACTAAATGGTTACGAGGATTCTTCCTGAACATGACTGGCCGCGCATTGCCGAGACGGGATGTGTCGTGGATAAAGCATGGGAATCAACGGCCACGCGGGGTTGCGTGATTACGACGGAGATCGGACGAAAGATTATCGCGACCGCCTTTGTCTTTCTCGCGGGCGATTCGACGCCACATGTCGATGGCCTCTGGATTGATCACGCATGGCGGGGCAAAGTGGCAGTCCTACGCGGGCTCTATCGTGGCGTCAAATTCGCGGTGGACCATTTGGGCGGTGATCACAGGATTCCGATAGAAGCGGCGGTGTGGATGACACGCCCAGAACGGAGACAATATGGCGTCGAACTCGTTTAACCCGCTCTCACTCGTTACGGCACCTATCTCTGGCGCGTTCGGACTCGCTGGGTCGAAGGCGCAAGCGAATGCGGAACAGCAGGCCTCGCAACTTCAGCATCAGAGCACCGAAGAAGCGCTCGCGGATGCACGGACGCAACGGCAGTATCAGCAAGGGCAGTACGCCGATTACCTCGGGCGCTTACAGCCGTACATGAATCTCGGCAACACGGCAGGATCAACGTTACAAGCGGCGCTCGCCAAGAGTCCGTACGGCGTCGTGGCGGCGGGTGGGCAAGCGCCCCCACCGCAGCAATACACCCTCCCGCAGTCGTCGATCGGGACGTTGGCGACGAAGCCATGAGGACGTTAGCGAGACAGATTATGGAATATCTGTGGTCGCAAGTCGTCAGCCCAGATAGTCGCGTTTCTGACCCCTTGCCCGATGCGCACGCCACCGAGCGTGAAGAGGACGGCTTTGACAAGTTTTGGATGCGTCGGAGTGTAGTGCCGTGCGATCCAGAGCGTCACGACATCCGTGATGATCAGCGATGCCAATACGCCCTTCGAGTTGTCCTTCGTGAATGCATAGAGCGGATCTATTTCGTGATGCCCCGCCTGCATATTGCGCCACGTCGTCACGTCGTCAGTCATCACGCCGGTCAGAAACAGCGTCGTGGCCGTGCGATCTTGGGCGTGAATAGAGACAGTCATCAACAGTATGGCGAGTGTCAGCAGGTGTTTCATAGGGTAGAGGGTATCTAAATGGCGTTCCAAGACGCAAACGGGCAATGGTACGACGACAACTACAACCAGATAGCCGATCCCTCGCAGGGAGGGAGCGGCCCAAGCCCGGCAGCGCCTGCAGCAGCCTTTATCCCTGGCAATCAGTTCACGAATACCTCTCCCACCGCGAACCAATTTCCGGCAGGCTCTGGACCAGTAGTTACGCCTGGTTATAACGGATTCAATGGTTATACCCAACCGCAGCTTGACGCGATAAATGCGGCTGGTGGCATTGCGCCGGGAAGTCCGAATTCTAAACTTGTCACTGGTTACCAGCCACCTCCAAGCGGCGATGGCAACAGTGGCAGTGTCCCTCAGACGGTTGCGCCGTTCTCTGGGGTGAATTATCCGACGTTTACGCCCCCGCCGCTGCCAGCCTCATTGCAGCAACCCTATACCCTGCCGACCGCACAGGATCTCATGACGAATGATCCAGGCTATGAGGCGCGGTACCAGCTCGGCCTGAACGCGCAGCAGGCCGATGCAGCGGCGAAAGGCACCATTCTGAACGGCGGCGAGCAGAAAGCCATTACGCGCTACGGGCAGGACTACGCGAGCGGCGAGTACAATAACTACGTGAATCAGACGCTCGGACAGCGCCAGCAGCAGTCGTCGGATTACCTAAATCTGGCCTATGGCCCCGCATGGCAGAGCAATCAGGCCGCCGTGAATCAGTACGGGCAACTCTACAACCAGTACAAGGATCTGGTGAGCAATAACCAGAATGCTTACTATCAGAACTTTGTGCAGCCGCAACTGGGATTGGCGGCACTTGGCTTGAACGCTACGACCGCTGGCGCGCCGAATCCGGGCGCAACAGGATCGACGCAGTAATCTATGGCGACTATCGCGGAATTGCTGTTAGCGCGCGGCGCACAGGACGCCGACGCGCGGCGACGTGCTGGGAAAATCACCGGCAATAGCTATCGCCATCTCGCGGACTTGGTGTCACAAACAGGACGGGATATTGCGCAGCAGCAGGCGACGGCACCGCAGCGCGCGTTACAAGGCATCGCCCTACAGAAGGCGCAGCAGGAGCAGGCAGGGACACAGGTCCTGGACTCCGCACTGAAGCCCTATACGCCCAATGGGCCACAGGAAGAGGGCGCCACAGCCGCGCCACAGCAGCATCCGTATCTGGACGATCAAACAGGGCTCTACGATACGCAAAAGCTCTCAGGCGTTCTCGCGGCAAACGGGATGGGTCACCTTGCGCCTGATTTATTAAAAGGCGTGGAATCGATCAATGACTCCATCACGAAACATCAGAAGGCGGAACAGGATCTCGCGAACGCGACGACAGTGATGTACGGCGATCTCGCGAATGGCGTCTTGACGCTGAAACACAGCACTGGGATGCCTATTGACCAAGCGATGGATCTTGTGGCGCAACCCGCGCTGAACACGAAGCGGCTGAATCCGCAGCAGTATCAGCAGATCAAAACGCAACTTGTGCAGTTGCCACCGGCGCAGCAGGACGCCGCATTGAGCAGCTATATGGACGCCGCCGCGAAAATTGCGCCTGACAAGGATCTCGGGAAGGATGCGAAACGACTGGATCGGTATAACCGAGAAACCGCATCGAATGTCGTCGCGCCGACACCGACACGGGCCTCGATTGCGCTCGCGGCGGCTAATGGTGATCCGACAGCCGCGATGAATCTCTTAGCCCCACCAAAGGCTCCGGGAGCGACGGCTGAGGCTGACGATAATCGCTATCGCAACATTCAAGCGTCAATAAAATTAGGGCAGTCTGTGTCGCCACAAGACGCCGCGTGGGCGCAAGGCTACGAAAAACAAAAGACCCTTGGCGTAGACCTCACGGCTGGGATGGCGTCGAATCGTCAAGCAACGGCTATCGCCGCCAATACCGCGCAGCAACAGCGCGCTCAAAAGTTCCAAGAGCAGCAGCAAGGCCGCAAGGAATTGACGGAGAAGGTCGAACAGCCGTATCAGACAGCCGCATCCTCGGCGCAGACGCTACGCGATACGGTGGCCTTAGCGAAGACTGGCAATATGTCCGCCGCTGCGCTCCAGAATCTCGAAACGACGATGGCGGCGATTCGGGCGCAAGGGTTAAATCGGATCAATACGACAGAGATTGGCAGCACGGCCGACGCGGGCTCGCTCTGGGATCGTATCCAGAGCAAGTTCGGCAAAGTCACGGCTGGGCAACCGGTCGATCCTGCGCTCCAGAAGGACATGCAACAGTTCGCGGGCTTACTGGAACGCGCGGCGTATAAAAAATATCTCGATGGACAAACAAGCGTCACGAAACGCTATGGCCTGACAGATGAAAAGCCGCTCGCTGGCCCCACGATCTATGCGCGTGATCCCCAAGGGAATCTCCATTCGGCACCGTATGGACAGCCACTGCCGAACGGCTGGACAGAAGAATAATGGCTGACGATACAAAAGGCTGGACGCTTGTGGAGGAGCCGGCAATGGTCGCCAGTCACGATCAGCAGCCTGATACATCCACTGGGCTCAAGATGGCGGCGGCTGGCGCGTGGGTTCCTGTGGCGGAGAGAGTAGCAATGGAAGTCGCCACGCATCCCAATGCGGCCAAGACGGGCGCAGCCATCGGTCAAGTGCTTGGAGGCGTCGAAGGGGCACTCAAGGGCGGCCCCCTGGGGGCAGCGGGCGGCGTCTGGACAGGTGGAAAGGCAGGATGGTTCACGGGAAAACTCGCGCAGCGTATGGCCGCTCCCGTCGCGAACGCCCTAGAAAAAGTTGCCCCCTACGCGCAGACACTTTCGACGCTTGGCGGAGCGGCTAGCGTGGGTGACTTAGCGCAGATCGCCGAACCGACTCGCCGCGATATCGGTTTTCTCGGGATCGGTCCATCAGTAGAACCAGACGTGGCAATGTTGACCAAAGCCGTGAAGGCTGGTGCTAATCCGACGCAAGCGGCGGCGCAGTTGACGAACGGTGATCCGCGAAAATTCGCCGCGCTCATCACGGCTTACTCTCAGTCTCTCGGACAAGGACGCTAAATGGCTGCTGCGGTTTCCTCCGTTCCACGCCTGACCTTCTTCGCCAACGATGGTTCCCCGCTCACTGGCGGGAACGTCTACACCTATGCCGCCGGGACGCTGACGCCCAAGACGTTCTATAGCGATGAAGCCCAGACGGTTCCGGTCTCGAATCCGATCGTCCTCAATGCGGCTGGGCGTCCGCAAGCGTCGGCCACGGATGCCACGGAAGTCAATCTGTACTACACCGGCAGCGCGAAGTTCGTCGTCAATGATTCAGGCGGCAGCACGCTCTATACATCAGACAACGTGGAAGAAATCGCGGTCGCGGGGGGCGCGATTGCCTTCCCTGTCACGGTCACGGGGGGCACCTCGGGAGCCATCCCCTACTTTGCCTCGACCGCCTCGCTTGCGGTGTCTGCGCTGCTGACCGCCCATGCGCCGATCATTGGGGGAGGAGCTGGTACGGCTCCGAAGACCGTTGCGGCGATGACCACGGGGCAATTGCTCTATGGCGTGACGGGCGCTGATCCAGCGCCTGGGAAACCTGCTGTTGTAACGGTTACGCCAAGCAATCCGTCTACAAATGCGACCACCTCATATCTAATGATGGGATTAGGAGCGTCGGCGACGATTACTCCAGTGGTGACCGGACGAGTGCTGTTTATGATTACGGGCACGTGCGGAAATGGGACCATAAATTCTTTAGCGGGTCTCAAGTTGGCGTACGGCACGGGTACGGCTCCTTCGAACGGTGCGGCGGCGACCGGCACAGTGATTGGGAATACGCTGACATTTAGCGCGCCGACGTCCTCGAATATTCAATCTCCATTTTGTTTGACCGCGATCGTGACTGGCTTAACGCTCTCCACGGCCTATTGGTTTGATGCACAACTCGCGGCCTTAGTGAGCGGCACGGCCACGCTCTCAGCGCCTACCTGCGTCGCCTATGAGGTCTAATGGCTGGAGACAGGCGGCAACAGCCGTGGGCAGAAATGCTCCCACTCTCATACGCACAGAGGATAATGAATAGCTTTGGGCGCTGGGTGATCGAGAGGCACTCCAGATTCTGTCGTCCGCCGTTTATTCCGATCGTCTGGATTGGCGTGATTCTCTGCGGAATTGCACAAGTTATTATGGTGGTTGTTGCGTATCGATGACCGCAACCACGGCGGCATTCGCACTCGCAGGGATACAACTGGCGCTGATCATCGCGCTTGGAGCAGACAGATGGGTCCACAAGGTGACAGGCAAGTCACCACTCGAAGCCCGTATTCTGCGCTGCGAACAGATGATCGAAAACTGCAACGTCCGTTCCAGTCAGAAGGCGAGTGAACTGACCGTGTATTTGGACACGCGGCGGCAATGTTTCGATACCCTCAGTGAACGAGTAGCGATGATTGAAGGCGAGCTGCGAGCCATGCGGAATCAGCGCGATGATGGTTCGTTGATCCATGAACGGCGTCGTGAAGATCGGCGGCGCTGATGACTGACGCGGTGCTCGTGGCGATCGTGGCGGCGGTGCCGAGTACGCTGGCTGCCGTGCTCGGACTCGTGAACCGTCGCAAGATTGGGGATGTTCAAGTCTCGGTGGACGGCCGACTCTCGGAACTCTTAGCACTGACCGCGAAATCATCGCGCGCAGAAGGACAGAAGGACACGAAGGACAGCAACGATGTGGACCTTTCGACAAAATGACGGTGTGCTCCTGCACGACGGGACCGTGATCGCGACGGGCTATTCGGGCTACGGCGCACACGCGGATCATCCGGCCGATGAGAGCTTAAAGAATCTCGGGCCGATTCCAGAAGGCGCGTACACGATTGGCGCACCAGAATACGTGGACGCGACTGGACCACATGGACCATTCGTGTTGCCACTGACGCCGAGTGCTGGCACGACGCTCTTTGGGCGTGGAAATTTTTTAATACACGGGGACAACGCGGAAGGCAATCATACCGCGTCGCAAGGCTGTATCATCATGCCAAAGTCGGTGCGTGTGCTCATCGCGCAGAGTGGCGATCCTGATCTCTCCGTCGTGACGTAATGGCAGAAGAAACGTCACCGACCTGTCCCAAGTGTCAAACACCGATGGCGTATAAGGGCCGGATGAGCGACTACGGCGTAGGTTCCAGCCTCTATCCGCCGGCCCTCGACAAGGAAATATGGAAATGTCCGCGCTGCAAATATATTGAGGTGAAATAGATGGATTCGTTATCGCCAGCCGCACAAGCCTTTTGGGGCGCGGCCATTGCGCATGTCTTGACGTTTATCGGGGCCGCGTTTGTCACGCATGGCTATGTCTCTCAGCAAGGGGCGAGCGCGTATGAACAAGAACTCGTGGGCGTCATCCTCGCCGGGGGCGTCCAGGTGTGGCGCAATCGCGTCACCTACTGGCAGCAGATTCGCGCGGTCGTCGGACAGGCGATGCCGAAAGGCACGACGCATGCCGAAGTCGTGGCGAAAGTCGCTGAACTGAAAGAGGCCAACGCGCTCCCGTCTGTCTTCACGCCATCCACTGTCGCAACAACTCTGGTGAAACCCGCATGACGCGTTTCAGCAATCTCACGCTCGTCATTCTTCTCGCCTGCTTCTTCACAGCGTTCCTGATCGCGTTCGATCTGACCCAGCACGCGCAGGCGCAGACAACCATCACGATCAGCGCGGCCAGCACCATCGGCGGCGATCAGACGGCCTCGAGCCTCGCGGTGGCGCAGGGCTACGTCTACCGGATGTATTTGGACGGATCGTCAACCGGCACGATCCTCGCCATGATCTGCACCGGGACGGCCTCGCCGTTTCAGTGCTTCAGTCCGTTCCCGCCGCTCACGCCGGGCAATCACACAGCCACGATCACCACGGCAAGTGTGGCAGGTGGTGAGTCGGCAAAATCCGCGTCGGTGTCGTTTACGTCTGTCGTGCTCGCGCCTTCTCCCATCGTGAACATTCGGATTCAGTAGGAGTTCTATGAAGCGTGTGATTCTCGTTCTGATGTTGAGCGCGGCTGCGGCCTGCACGCCCCCGCCGACGATTGTGACGCCGCAGGGAAGAGCCGCGTTTACGGCTGATCAGGCCGTCGTCCGTGTCAATGAACTGATGAACGCCGCGATTGCCGCGAACGGGGCGACGCCGTCAGGGCTGGATACGGCCACGACGCGGATCATCGTGCAGTGGAGCGTGAGCGCGGATCAGATTCTCGCGGCCACGCCGAACGGCTACATCGCGGCGATTCAGGCCTCATGGAATGCGCTGCAGCCACAGATCAAATCCATTCCTCCCACGTCTACCGTGGGTATTGCGCTCGCTGCGGCTGGCGCAGTGATCGGAGGACTTCAGTGACGGCATCATTGCTCATTGCGTTGATCGAACAGATCGGGATTCCTGAACTGAAAACGTGGCTGGCCTCGATGTCGGCCGCAGGAAAGACGGTCACGGACGCGGATGTGATCGCGAAGCTGGCGACGGACACGAATCTCGGAGAACAGATCGGCGCTGCATGGTTGGCCGCGCATCCGGCGTAGCGCTGGCACTGGCGCTCGGCGCGTGTGCGCTGAATCCTACGCCCGTCAGCTATCCGTCCTTCCCCTCCGGCGTCCACCACGGGATCAACGACGCCTTCCATTCTGCGTTGCCCGCTGACGTCACGGCACACTATCGCAGCTACGGGGATGCCATTGACTTCACGATCCGCACACCGCAGCTCGGGGATCAGCCGCTCTACGCCTTCATGCTGTCAGCGGGAGGCTTCCACTGGCACATTCTCGCGTTGATCGAAGCGCCGGATGTCGTGCTCGCGGGCAAATTCGCGTATGACTGGACGCAATGGAGCATCCCGATCCTGAGCGCCATCGAGAACGGGAACGAGCTGGAGCTCGATCCACACAACCTGACGCCCGCGCAATATGCCGAAGCGCAAACGGCGATGCTCGCGTCGGAACGCGCAGCCGGATTCCAGGGGGATGTCATCATGGGCAGCGTCTATGACATCACCCCAGAGACGCAGCAAGCGATTGAACTCGCGTACGCGCAGTGCGCGGGCTGTCTGGTCGGGGTGCATCTCTACCACCCGCTGTCGGCGTCCGATGCGGCATGGCTGAACAGCTTCAGCAACGGGGTGGCGATCACGGAATACGGCTCCCCAACGGGCTGCGGCACAGCAGAATATCAGGCGCAATCGGACTACGCGGCGAACCTCCGCGCCTCATTCGCGCAGCTCAAGTACCTGAAATATCTCCTGCTCTACCAGCGCCCTTCCGGGCCGACGTGCAGCAACGCGGATACCTTCGGGACACAAGCCTTCGATGGGACGTGGAAGCCACTGGATACCCTTCTCATGCAGTGGGTGAACGGCCACTAAATCACCGCGCTTGACACGAGTCGGCTAATCAGCGTAGATTACGTCGTATGGAAGTGAACGCGCTGGACCGGCTGCATAAATTCGTCGCGAAGTTCCCCACACAGAAAGCGGCGGCCGATGCGCTCGGAATTAAACCCGCGTATCTGAGCGACCTCGTCAACATGCGGCGCGATCTCTCCGCCAACATCTTGTCGAAACTCGGATTGAAGCGGGCGATTGTGCCTGTGAAAGATCGCGGATAGAGCAGTCGATACGCAAGGCCTGTCCGAGATGGGCGCGCGGCGGAGCCTGATACACCGCCGCAACTTTTAAGGAGAGAGAATGAATCGCTTGTTCTTCACGCTCTACGTGCCTGCCGTGGTGGTGCTTCTGCTACTGGGGATGCTCGCGGGCTACGTCGCCGAACTCTGCGAGAAATATTATCGGCGCTGGCAGGTGCGGAAAGAGATGCAGACCGCGCCACGGCACACGCCGGAGACGCGGATCATCGGCGGAGAGACGCTCACCCGCGACACGGCCGGTCACTGGTATCGCGTGGATATTCTCCAGCGTCGGCGGGAACTTGACGGCCTCGCCACCGCCCAAGACAAGGCCACGCGGAGGATCGTCCATTGACGCGCTACATGCTGTCCTACCGCCCCCCGAACGGTCCGGAGAACTTCATGGGCTTCGATTCGATGCTGGCGCGTGGGCTCTTTATCATCAGCCATCCGACGATCACGGTCCTGAAGCAGTGGGAAGAAGCTAAGAGCGAACTAGAGCGATTGGGCGACGACATCGACCGCATGATGGAGGAACTTCCAGCTGAGCATCGGCGCATCTTGGACGAAGCCGCGAAGCGAGAAAGGCTGATAGTCCATTGAGCCCTGTGCCGCTTGGCGTCTACATCGCCGCGCCGTTTCCGCTTCGCAACCACGGAACACTCGCCCGTTCTGGCTTATTGTCGATGGGCCTGATTTCGACGGCACACTGGCTGGACGTGGAGAAGGAAGAATGGAATGACGAATGGGCGCGTATCGACCTTGCGGACATTGACCGCGCTACGGTCTTTCTGTTGATCAATCCTCCCGAATGGCGTCAGGAAGGCACGGGGGGCAGGCACGTTGAATTTGGCTATGCCGTAGCTCGTCACAAGGACATCGTGATCTGGGGCGAGCGAACGAACCTGTTTCACTCGCTCAGCCACATCCAGGTCGCTGGCGATCTCCCATCCGCGATCAACATGGTCAACGATTTGGCGCGAGGCTTGTCACTTGACGTCTAGCTTTGCTACACTCTGGGACAGTTGGCTAGGCGGAGGTCATTCCCCGTCAGCCGAAAAGGGTGTCTTCCACCACCCCTGCCGACTGTTCCTCTTGTTGGAAGATTTCATGGCGTGTGGAAGCGACATGAGAACCATCCTCGCTAGTTTTCTCGTTTCACCCTTCCACCGTCTGACATCGCTGCACGACAACAGCGTGAGGGTTAGAGGCTTCGTGCCGGAAAGCCTCAAAAGCGGTGGTTTCCACGGGGCAGTCGGACCGTCTGACGGAATACTCCGATCCCGTGCGCTCGTAGGTGTCACGCGATTCCACGGCACGCGGATACCAGCAGGTAGAGGCGAGTGCGTCATCGTTCGTGGCGTTGTCGGAGAGAGGGAAGCCCTCCGAAACTCAGGACTCACGGACAGCCACGGGCAGAGTCAGATTAGCCGTGGTGTGCGCGAGATGGAAGCCGAGTGAACTGGCTGGTATGGCTGCTGCCGTCTCGGAACCGCGTCAGCCCGCGCTGGCTCCGTGACCAGGATCGGAAGGGCGACCGGATCGAGTTTCACGGCGTGGTCCCGAAGTGGCCGATACGTAAAATCACGAACGAGTCTCCGTTATGGAACAAGCACAAGCTCCGCAAGTCGGCGTAGAGAAACAGACGCACCATGCGCACCGGGACGCGCTCGCGGTGTTCTTCGCCAACCATCCGTATCAGATCGTGACGCACGAACTGTTAGAGCAGATGGTCGGGCGCAACTATCAGCAGCGCATTTCCGACGCACGGCGCGAACTCCAGATGAACATTGAGAACGTGCCACGGAGCGATCCGGCCGGCAAACGGCTGACCGGGGACTACCGTTACCGGCCTGAAGCCCTCGGACGGGACGCCGGCGATCTCGTCCACGCCGTGCCGCAAGACCTCCCCATCTTCGGGGATCAACCAGGAGCCTACCGTGGCTGAGTCCCGTGCCTCCTCCGACCCGCCACCGACGTGGCAGCCGATAGCGAGTGCGCCGAAGCATCAGCGCGTGCTGGTGTCGTGGAGAACCGACGATGACCCGGACGTAGCATGGCAAGACGACGACGGCGAATGGCGCTCAGAAAGCGGAAAGCTGTTCACGCCGGAAGTCTGGATGCCGCTCCCCGAGAAGTGCGAAGTTGAGTGCGCTGGCGTGCCGTCCCCGCCGCCCCCCGCGAGGGAGCGCGTGATGTTGATGGCATTGAAGCGCGTCACCGATCACATGGATCGGGCTGGCGGCGATGGCTACGGAATGCCGGAATGCCCGTGGTGCAAGGTCCAAGACGAGGATCGGCCGCACTTACCAGAGTGCGAGTTGATGCTGGCACGGCAAGTTATTGTTGACGTGGAATCGGCGCTCGCGTCCCCGCCGAGACCGGAGCCGCCCGCCGATTGGATGCTCGATTTGCAGACGCTGCTCGATCAAGTTACTGACGCGTCGAAGGCTGTGGACTTAATCCAAGAGTGGCTGACGGTGATTTTGGCGGCGTCGGAGGCTCCCTACTGCCCGACGTGCGCCAGATTGGAAAGAGAGAAGGCGCGATGAAGGAGAAAGTTTAAAGTTTGCGCTCGCGGGGGCCGTGCCCGCGTCCTCGCCCGCCGAGACTGACAAATAACGTCACATGAGATGGACCGAAGAAGACCTTGCCGCGCTCCAGAAGCGCCGCCAACAGGGCCAGCAGGCAGATTGGACGACGCAGACGCCAAAGGCGAAGAATAGGGCCAAGTACGGGAACAAGGCCGTCCTGGTCGATTTAGGGCCATCCGGGGAGATCGTGAACGGGCATCTACGCTTCGTCCATTACTTCCAGAGCCAGCATGAGGCCGACTACTTCGCAGAACTGAAGCTCAGGCGGCACGCCAAGGAGATTGCGAATATCCGGCTACAGGAGCCATTCGCGCTGATTGTGCGTCAACCGGACGGTCGGCCGCAGAGCGTGGGGGAATGGCTCGCGGACTTCGTGTTCATGGATGCCGCGTCAGGACTGCGGCATGTCGTGGACGCGAAAGGCTTTAAGACGCACCTCTATGAGTTGAAGAAAAAGATCGTGGAAGCCTGCTGGGGCATCACGATCGAAGAGGTCTAGCGGTCGTCGATCTTCTCGATCTTGCCCGCCTTGTAAATCTCGTAGCGCGTGTCGTCGGCATCGTCGCTCTCGATCCAGTCCCGCTTCCTAAACCGCATCAACGCCTCGGCCTTTGTCTCAGCCTCAACGCAGATGCCGCGATGCTCCACGATCCGCGCCGGTATCCGCCACTTCATCGCGCCTTCTCTCTTTCCAATCTGGCGCACGTCGGGCAGTAGGGAGCCTCCGACGCCGCCAAAATCACGGAAAGCTCACGCAATTCAGCGATCTTGAAGTTCACATCAGCGTTCGTCATAAATCACGAGCGGTCTGTCATTCACGTTGTCGGCTCCTTCTCTGCGTGTGATCCGTGGACTCGGGCTAGGCAACGGGAGAGGCAAACGCGGCCCGCATGCGACCAAGCCAGTCTTCGACCCATTCCGCCGCGATCCTGCACTGCTGATTGGTTTCTGGCGTGTCGCCTGGGTGGATGCCGGTAAACCAGACTTCCGCGAGCCGTGACGAGTTCGGCACGAGGCCGCAAAGATCGTTGTAGTTGACGCCGCGAGCGTTCGCCAAGGTTCCCACGAGACACGCGCAGGTGCCTTCGTAGCACGAGCCGTCCACTTCGCCCGCCTTGAGCTTCGCCAGCAGCGTCGGCACTTCAGACGGCGCTCCGCTCAGGATGCTCCACACGTCATCACGGAAGGGCACAAGGTTCGCGCCCCTGAGGTCCGCGTCCCTGAGGTCCGCGCCCACGAGGTTCGCGCCCACGAGGTTCGCGCCCCTGAGGTCCGCGCCCACGAGGTTCGCGCCCCTGAGGTTCGCGCCCCTGAGGTTCGCGCCCACGAGGTCCGCGCCCCTGAGGTTCGCGCCCCTGAGGTTCGCGCCCCCGAGGTTCGCGCCCACGAGGTCCGCGCCCCTGAGGTTCGCGCCCCTGAGGTTCGCGCCCCCGAGGTTCGCGCCCATGAGGTTCGCGCCCCCGAGGTCCGCGTCCCAGAGGTTCGCGCCCGCTTTTAGTGCGGCGATCACGGCCTCATGAACCGTTCCCGCTTCACCTTCCCACAGAATCGCGTCAGTCCATCGGTGCAGAATCTTCATCTTATTTTCCTTCTCCCTTGCGGGTCCGTGTCCGAGGTGACCGGCTAGAGTTTCGTAGCTTCGCGCGCTTCAGCCAGCCATTGCGTGCGAAGCATGAGTAACCTAGCGCCACGCTTGGGCTATGTGCCGAGACAGCACCAACGGGATTTTGGCGATCATTGCGCTCGCCGCTCTCCTGGCTGGACTCGGGCTAGGCAACGGGAGAGGCAAACGCGGCCCGCATGCGACCAAGCCAGTCTTCGACCCATTCCGCCGCGATCCTGCACTGCTGATTGGTTTCTGGCGTGTCGCCTGGGTGGATGCCGGT